AATCTAATAAAATAAAATGTAAAAGAAAAATTTATGTAGGACGCTAAAGCGTCGTCGCTACGCGACCCCCGCCGGGGGCTGGCTGCGCCACTGTCTCCGACTAGGATTACATATCTTCGTAAACGATGTCTATAGAGTAATCTATAGCGACAGGAAACTGATTTGTTATATCAGAATAATCTGCCGCATATACTAAAGGATACATAACTATATTACGAGTAGAAGGGTCTGAACTATTATCATCAAACTTAATAGTTTTAGTGCAATACTTTGTTAAGTCTATCTTAACAAAATGATTTAATTTAAAATCATTATTTGCAAAAAACATCTGAGCACCACGACCAGCGCTTCCTACACCTTCATAAGCAGCAAAGCCTAACTTATAGGTGCGAGAGGTATGATAAGTCCATTCATCAGTATTAATAGGACGCATCATCCTAAACAAGTTTTGAGAATTACCAGGACCCTCACTACCATTACCAAACTGTAATACATCTTCTAAAGACGAAGTTATATTTGTTGGAGTATCCTTACGAGTTAAGAATAATAGCTTAACGAAACAAGGAACAGGTAGAGCGTTAGTTGTAGCATTATAAGGAAGACACCTTAAATTAGCATTAAACTTTAAAGACTTGACACGTATAGAATTACCTATACGATTACCTTGACCTGTCCCTTGAGTTATAGTGCAAAATAAAGTATCAGGGGTCATTGGAACAATTTTAGTATCCCATACAGTGCTTGTATAGGGACATAAGTCCATAGATATACGAAACGCCTGACTTTTATTTTCCGCCATTTTTGAAATGACTGTTTTTACCCGTTTTTCAAAAGAAACTCCCGTTTTTTTTTTCGGGTATGACCGTTTTTTAGAACCGGTTTTTTTTCTGTATCCCGATTTTTTGAAATTACGAAAAGCGACCATTTTATATATTCTATTAAGAAAATAAAAGGACTTAAAGATAATTTCGGGGGGGAGGTCGTTCAGTTCTCCTAAACAACACAAAAAATAAGGACTTAAAGATAATATCTTTAGCAATATTATATGAAAGAAGAAATAGAGCCAATAGAGATTTTGGGGGGTAATACTAAAATACCCCCAAAATCCCAATCAACACAGTGTATTCACTGGTGTTTTACATTTAATAACTATATAGAAGAAGATATAGAGACAATAGAGACATTGTTTAAACATTTAGCATTTAAATATTGTTTCCAAGAAGAAACAGGTGAAAATGGAACTAAACACTTACAAGGAGTAGTAAGTCTTAAGAAGAAGATGAGATGGACTGAATTTGGTTTATCTAAAACAATACATTGGGAAAAAGTAAAGTCCCTTACTCAAGCTTATCTTTACTGTTGTAAAAATGACACGAGAACAGGAAGGATTTTTAATATGAATTATAAAATACCTAAGCCACTAAAACTAATTAATCCTAAAGACTTCTACGAATGGGAACACGAAATAATTGATATAATATCCCGTGAGCCCGATGAGCGTAAAGTCTATTGGTATTGGAGTGAGGAAGGAAACATGGGTAAAAGTTCCTTCGCTAAATATCTGGTCGCTAAACACGACGCAATCTTTTTTGAAGAAGGCAAAAAAGCCGATATTATGAAATTAGTATTTGATGCAGATATGGACCAGAAGGACACAATCGTAGTAGATATACCAAGAGATAATGGAAACAATGTCTCTTATAAAAGTATTGAGAGTATCAAGAATGGTATGATATACTCAAGCAAATATGAGGGCGGATATAAATTATTCAATTCACCACACCTTATCATATTTTGTAACTCGCCGCCTGATGAACATAGACTATCTAAAGATAGATGGGTAATAAAACAAATTTAAGTGTTAATTTATAATATACAAATTATATTATAAATCTGCTAAAAAACACTCACCCCTTGTTCCAAGGGGTGTAAAAGGGGCGAGTATTTATTTATCAGATTTAAATCTAATAAAATAAAATGTAAAAGAAAAATTTATGTAGGACGCTAAAGCGTCGTCGCTACGCGACCCCCGCCGGGGGCTGGCTGCGCCACTGTCTCCGACTAGGATTACATATCTTCGTA